TACTCAATACCTTCAAGAGCCTTTTACATTCTTCTTCCTCAATAACCTACCCTTTGCCGAGGCCTCAGTGTGCAAGTATGTTCTGCGCTGGAGGCAGAAGAATGGAATTGAGGATCTTCAAAAAGCCAAACGTCTCATTGATATGATGATTGAGATGGAGACTAATAAAAAAGATTATATTGCTAAGAAGACCTGTCTATGAAACCAGAACTTGAGCTTTTCATAAAGGATCGCAAGACCTTTGTTCCTCCGGAAGGGCCATTGGAATGCAAGCTTGCTACCATTGCAGAACAGCCTGGCCGACAGGAGGTCTCCCGCTATCCTCGTAGACCCCTAATCGGCCCAGCTGGATTACTCTATGATGGCTGCCTACAATCAGCCAGGCTCAACCGATCAGAAATATACCATACTAATGTAATCAAAGACCTTGACCTACCCTTAAGTAGTTACCTATCTACTCCATCACGAAAGGGTGACATACCAAGATTCACCACTCTTGGCCAGAACTATATAGATATCCTCAAGGATGAGCTTTCCAAGTGTACAGCAAACTGCTTCCTTGCAATGGGCAATGTAGCACTGTTTGCTCTAACTTCTCGCTGGGGCATAACCAAGTGGAGAGGTATTCCTATTGAAAGCACACTTCTGCCTGGTAGGAAAGTTATCCCTATCATTCACACAGCAAGTTTTACTGATGAAAAGCTATTCAAAAACCCTAAGGCCTGGCTGAACAAGCATCTTATAACTATGGATATGCACTTGGCCAGAAAAGAGTCTGAATTCCCTGACATCATTAGGGTTCCTAGGACAATCCTAATCAAGCCATCCTTCCGAGAAGTAGTGGAGTACCTGGAGATGTGCAAGCTTGCTGGACTTGCAGATACTATTGTTGACTATGATATTGAAACTCCAAACATGAAGCTTGGCTCAATATCATTTGCTATTAGCCCACATGAAGCAATGAGTATACCATTCACTGCACCAGGTGGGGATTACTTCACACCTGATCAGGAAGCTGATATTATGCTCTTTATCCAGAAAATTCTGGAGAATCCTGATATTATCAAGCGTGGGCAGTATATTATATTTGACTCCCACTTCCTACTCCGTGAGTATGGCATCCGTACTGTCAACATGCATGACACTATGGTAGCACAGAAGATCCTATACCCAGAGTACAATGTAGGCCTGGACTTCATAGCAGCCATGTGGACTGACATATCATACTATAAGGATGATGGGAAATTCTGGCTCGGGGGTGCTGGAACATTTGAGCAGGGCTGGATATATAATGCTTATGACTCAATAGTCTGCGCTGATGCTGGCCCAAAGCAGATGCAGGAGCTTACTGAGAAAGGTAATATAGAAGCCTATGAGCGCCAGCGAAAAGTCATCCCTCCCCTCACCTATATGATGGAGCATGGTATTCGTGTAGATATTGAGGGGATGAAGAAGGAGTATGACGAAACAGGCCCCATAATTGAGGAGCTCACCGAGGAGTTCCAGCGCGAAGTTGGGATGCCTATGAACCCAATGAGTCCACAACAGCTGGCAAATTACTTCTATGTACACAAGGGTCTACCAGCATATAAGGAGAAAGGGAAGGTAACTACAAATGAAAAAGCCATGGTCAGAATTGCCAGACAAGGATACAAGTCTGCAGGACTTGTGCTCAAAATCCGAAGACTCATTAAACGTAGAAGTACATATCTCAGCCTTGATAAAATCGACTCTGATAATAGAATCCGCTGTGCATATAATCCAGTTGGTACGAGATATTCTCGTGTCTCATCTGGAGAAAACATCTTTGGAACTGGAACAAACCTACAGAACTGGCCCCATGATCTTCTTCGATATCTCCTCCCCGATAAAGGATATATCTATTGTAGCTTCGATGAGTCCCAGTTCGAAAACAGAATCGTCGCCTACGTTGGTAATATCCTCCCGATGATTGAGGCCTTTGAAGCAGGTAAGGACGTGCACTCACTTACTGGTGCACTCATTTCTGGCAAGTCATATGAACTTGTAAAGGAGGAGGACAAACTTGGAATCACAGCACCTATTGGAGATGGAAAGCATACCTGGCGCTTCTGGGGTAAGAAATGTAATCACGCCCTCAACTATGATGAAGGTTATAAAAGATTCTCTCTCGACCTTGAGATTCCCGAAAGAGATGGAAAGGTCCTTCACTATTCATATCACAGAGCTTATCCAGGCGTCAGAAACTCTTACCATGCCAGCGTTAAGGCTCAGCTGGCAAAAGACAGAACACTCACAAACTTGCTTGGTCGTAGAGTTACTTTCCTTGGTCAGTGGGGAGATAAGTTATTCAAAGAGGCTTACTCCTGCATACCTCAAGGAACTTGTGGAGATGTTATTAATGAAAGAGGAGTGAATCATATCTACTATAATCAAGATCACTACAGACCGATTGAATTACTTGACCAAGTCCATGACTCTGTGGGATTTCAGGTCCCTCTGGCTTTGCCAATGGTCGAAATCGCAGCTATGTTTATCAGAATCAAACGAAACCTCGAACAACCCCTCCGATGGAAGGATCGGGAGTTCATAGTTCCTGTTGATCTAACCCTTGGCTTCAGTATGTATAAGGCAGAATGTGAAGAAATCAAAAGTAAGGATTTTCCAATGGAACCTATTAAGCTTGCTGAAACTCTGAAGGAAAGGATAGAAAATCTTCGTGCCAAGACTCCTTGATGATTGGATAGACGGTTGCCTAAAGTTTACGGCTAACACCGAACCTCCAATACTATTTAGGAAATGGGTAGCTGTATCAGTGATAGCTGCATGCCTACAGCGGAAATGTTTTCTCCCATGGGGATCACTTACCTTTTTTCCTAATATGTATGTGGTGTTAGTAGCCCCCTCAGGTGCTGCCAGGAAGGGCACAGCTATGGGTCCCGGAATGGACTTCTTAACTGAGCCTGGCCTAAACATACGACTAGCAGCTGAAGCAATCACAAGAGAAGCACTTATTCGTGAACTGAAGACCTCTAGTGATAATGCTATAGATCCAGCAACTGGACAGATGACATTTCATGCCTCTCTCACTATATATAGCCAGGAGTTAACAGTATTTCTAGGCTATAATAATATGCAGCTTATGAGCGACTTAACTGATTGGTATGATGCTAGGAAGAAGTGGACCTACCGAACCAAGCATGAGGGAGTAGATGAAATCGAGGGGCCTTGGGTCAACTTGATAGGCGCAACAACACCGAAGCTAATCCAATCTTCTATGCCTATAGATGCTATCGGGTTAGGCCTAACAAGTAGGATGATCTTTATATACGAGGAGAAAAAGGATAAGATTGTCCCTGATCCTTTTATTACACGGAAGGAATTGGAGCTAAGGATAAAGCTTGTCACTGACCTGACAAGAATATCTCAACTCCAGGGGCCGTTCAAAGTTACTGGAGATTTCGTCTCCTATTGGACTGAGTGGTACCTTGCACAAGAGGGCCGCCCTCCTTTCCAGGATGATCGCTTCGCTGGTTACTTTGAACGCCGCCCTACCCATGTGATGAAACTGAGTATGATATTGAATGCTTCTAGGACTGACTCTATGACTGTCAGTGATCAGGACCTACGTAGTGCAATAGCATTACTCGAAGCAACAGAGGAGAGGATGCCACTAACCTTTAGTGGATTTGGGAAAAGCTCCCAGGCAGAAATCTTATCCAAGTGTATGGCTGAGATTGCTAGGACAAAGGAAACATCATTTGAGGCACTCATGTATCGCTTCCGAAATGATGTTACTAAGTGGGACCTGGAGCGGGTGTTGGAAAGTTTGATTGCTATGAAGTACTGTGTTCATGTTACTAATACAGGAGTAATTAAGATTAATGAAAACTTTAACAAGGACGCACAACACCTATTATAACATCACCTATGTTCGATTACAAAACAAAGGGAGGGAATAACTATGGATGATAGAGAGAAGGACCTGTGGGTAGACGTGTTTACGGCTATTATAAGTACGCCTGAAATGATTAATATGTCAAATGAAGACATAGCAGCTGATGCAACTGATGCAGTTAAGCGTTTTAGAGAGGCATGCTTACTTGATGTTACTTAACCTTTAACCTTGGAGGGAGGATTATGAAATTAGTAAGAACAGCAACTATCATTATGGCAGCACTAATGCTTATGGGCTGTGCTGCATTAATACAAAAGAAAGCCACACATAAAGTCATAGTAAATGTTAAGGACTTTTCTTCTCCTGTATCAGTAATGATACC